GCTTTTTTACGGTGATCGTCGGTGAATCTCCTACCGTCATATCTGCGGTTTTAATGGACAACAGTTCGAAATAGTCGAAATCCAGAGAATAGATATCCCTGTTCATCTGCGCCCAGTCCGTTTCGTTGAATTTATTCACGATCATGCGGATACGCTCAGTGTAAGCACCGAATACTTCCTGCAAGCGGTGTTCGAAAAGCAACTTGTTTTGGCGGTAAGTTTCCAGCCGCTCCAATTCCGAATAGGGCGGAAAGATCTGACCGCTGTCTAAAAAATGTAAATCATATAACATTTTATTTCACTCCGTATTTGTGATCTTCGCTGTCGGTATATGCGCCGTAGCGCATAGCGTCCATCACGTCGTCCTTGATTTTTACGGGATTTCCCGTCTTGCCGTCCCAAACGTAAGAATAGATTTCCGACAGAAAATCCTGCGTTTGGCTGCGGGCAATAAACAGCGTTTTCGTTTTCCATTTGCCCGCCACACACTCCACGCCCGCATTCACCGCTTTATTCGCCTCCACAGCCCAAATATTTGCCTTTCTGAATTCCTCTATATTGTCGGGACGGGCGGAATCGCAATAAAAGCGGATGCCGTAGCCGTACTCTTTAATGATACCTGTAGCCTGTTCTTTCCACCAATCCACAAGCATATGTTGCGCCGCGATCACGCGCAGGATATAATGTTTTTCGTCTGCAGTCACACCGAACAAAACCATCGCGCCCTTATGTTCGTATCCCCAGTCCACGCCGCAGTAATAGCGGACATATTCTCTTTTTTCGGGCATTTTATCGTCGTCGAGTATGTGAACGTCTTTGTTGAAATCTTCGTAGACGATGCCGTCAGCAGTTACCCACAGACCTTTTATCTTGCGGTCGTAAAATACTCCACTCGGCGTTGAGTTCTTTAAGTTCTCGATCGCTTTCGCATCCGCAAACGGATTATCGTCTAATTCCCAATGAAAGGTAACGATGTTCTTTTTCTTGCGCTCTTCGAGCGGAATCGAAATGTAATTTTTGTTTAAATAATGCTCGGGGCTGTCGGGGTTGGTATCGATGATCACCATGGGAGCGAACCCCGCGCCGCCGGATTGTCTTTTTAAAAGTTCGTCGAATACTTCCTGTTTTGCCGTCGAACCTTCGTTCAGATACAATCCGAACGAAGTCATTCCGACTACGGAGGCGAGGCGCCCGATATCATCCGTACCAAGACAACAGACGATCACGCCGAACAATTCGAACTCATTGTGCTGGTTCAAGCGTATCTGCAAGCCGTAGTCCTGATTGAGTTCTCTGATCACGTTTCGCGTTATGTTATTGATGGAAGCACCGCCGAGGATATACTGTGGATTTTTAACGCCTCTCGATTTCGCGTACTCCGAAATCAAAAAAAGTTCGGACAAAAAGACATCGTTATCGATTTTGGTCTTGCCCGAGCGCACCGCGCCGTGATTGATGAGCATATACGGGCGGTTTTGATAGTAACGGCGCAGCACGCGCTGCTGCTTCGGGGAATACAACCGATTCAACAGCGCCCTATTCATCGCCTGTATCCTCCTCGCCGTCGTGCTCCGTAAATGCGCGTTTCATCAATTCGAGCCTTTCTGAGATCTCACGTTCTTTATCCTCGCGGTTCGGCGCCTCTATCGTATCCCGTATCGCCGTAAACGCCTTTACGTTCCCTTGGCTTGCTTGCTGTCCCATCGCCGCCACAATTGCCGTCTGTATCGTCATATCTTCATCGGCATCGATACCAATTTTTTGAAGGTTTTCTCTCAGCGACACGCTTTTCAAAGGCATTGAAAGTAACAGTTCGAATTCTTCTTTTAAAGCCTTCTTTTTACGTCTCGCTACACCGCTTGCTTTACCGCCGTTTTGCCCTTTTTTTCTCGCTTCGTTCACGCTTCGAATGGGTTTTAAGTTTTCCTCTCTGCTCTTCGGCACATCGCCTCACTCCTTATTTTTTGTATGAAAAAAGCACCTCGCTTTCGCTTGGTGCTTGCATGATTTTATTTTTCTACGATTTCAAATTCATTCGGAGGAAAGAGGTAATCCTCTCCCGTTTCATCAACGATGCGATACCATCCCCTTTCTATTTCCATGACTTCATATACTTTTCCTTGTATCAAAGATACTTTGTAATAATCTCCAATATATTTTACTTTCATTTTAACCACTTCTTAAATTTTATTTCTTCCTTCCCGCCTGCTTTGGTTTCATACCAATGTACTTCGGCACTATGTTCTTCACCGCTTTCATCCACCAATACAGCCCGCGCCTTTACCTTCATCCAACTCCCCATCGGCTGATGGTACTGCTCTACTAATCTCTCTTCCTCATCGATTTTTCTTTTGCATCCTTTCCCGGCAAAAACTTCTTTGTCTTGTAACTTACTTCCTTCTGCAAAACGGGCTTTTTTTCCATTGGGCAACTCGATTTCATAGTTAATCCACTTGGCGCTTAAAGATTTTGGGAGTACCTCATCCGGCAATGAATATGTATCTTTCCCTCTCTCCAATCCCATGCCCGCCATATCTTTATCCGGTACGTCCGAATAGATCTTGACGGCACTCTTCAATTTATCCGTGAATTTACCTTCGTTATCCCTTGGATGTTTACTCTCTTCAAACATCGCTTTTCTCCCATAAGAAAAGCACTATCATTATACCACGCTTTCTCTGCGCCGTCAATGGTAGTGCCTGAATTTGATATTCTTTGACGCTACCATTATAGCACATCATTTACTGCAATCTACTGCAGTCTTTTAGTTATCTTTTTAATCCCGCTTTTATGAAAATCATACAGTCTTCTTTCCGAATAAGGTTTTTCTTCTGAGAATTCCATTTGAATTTTCTTCCATGACTTTCCAAGCATATATCGGTCAAAGATAATCGCCTGTTCCATCTCGGAGAGATCGGCTAAGCGTTCGGCTATGTAATCCTCGATTTCCACAACCTCGTTAAAAGTTTCTTCGAAACTCTTTTGCAGCCGTTCCATATGCTCGACGAATACTTCTGCGATAAACTCTTTATTCCCGCCCTGAACCGCTATCTTGCTGTAATCCGTGGCTTTCAGGCAATCTATCTGGTTTCTCGCCTGACGGATCTGTTCTTCTTGCTTTTTTAACAAACGCTTTTTCTCTCTCAAACTATTGAGAGCCTTCTTGGTTTCTTCGTACGTCATATTATTCCCCTAATTAGTTCCAATACGCTGAATTTTGGGCTAAAGCCATGTCAATAAGCCAAAACTGTTTCCGTGTATCCATCATGATATCAATGGAGTATTTCCCTGACAATTCCACATCTTGCATATGTTTTTCTACTAAATCACAGACCTTGTTTTTATTCAATTCATATTCTTTTAAAATTTTCGGATAATAGGACTCAAATACCAATTTGTCATTGTAGCTATATAAATTTTTTGCCACATACTCATGATCCCAATAATTTACACAGTACAATACCTTCTTGGCATCAAAGTCATAAAATACTCTAAATTCCGTATGCAGCGGCAAGCCGTTATATATTTTTGCAGTTTCCCGTTCATCGCACCCTAAATCTACAAACTCTCTTAACGCAAACTCTTCTATCCCTCCTGCCCCAAACATTTCTGCCGTAGTATTTATTTCAACCAAATTTGCCAAGAGATTGTATTTATGTGTTTTGCAGTACGTAAAATCGAATTTATTGGAAAAAGTACCGTTCTTCAAAAAATATATTCTTCGGTCCATCAACGGCCATACGGTTTCACGCAGCCATTGATCTAATAAAAGCATTTCCTTGTCTGTTTCTCCAAATATATTACTCAGTATTTCATTCGGGACACGGAATATTTTCGTCTCGGGAACCAATAGTCCACAATTTTTTATTTTAGGATACCATCTCGAGATGTAATTTTCATTTGTTCCGTCATAATGGTCTATGACTTTGTTAACTTGAAGACTCATAACTTCTCCTTTCATACCCGGCACCCGCGCGGAGATGCCGAGCCTCTACCGATTATTGGGAGTTACCTCCGTTTTTTATTTCACAACCGCCGCGCCGTGTTGCGTCACTTTAAGAGTTCGGGATTGTCGTGGATATTGCCGATAACCTTATCCCTGCTTTGATTTACATATCCCAAATTACCGTCTATGAGGTCTTTCGAGCAAAACTTTGAAATGCCATCTTCTACGGCAAATACAACTTCGTATCTCGCGCCGTCTTTATCGTACTCGATAATATCCCCCTCAAATATCTTCTTACCGTTCTTGTCCGTGAGTCCTGTGTACTGCCCTGCGGTTTCGGGGGTTATTTCAGATGAATATGGCAAAAAATCAAAATCATATATGTACCATTTATCAAACTTTTTTACAAGAAACCCTTCAATCCACTCGCCATTATCAGCCCGCTTTCCTCTAAACAAACTTTCTCTCATCTCAAAATCCTCCAATCGTTCGCCTTCTTCCAATCCACGAACTCCGCGTCTATGTAATGCGTTCTCTTGCACTTCGGACATACAAGCATATCCTTGCTGTCCAATGTTATCTTCCTGCCCGTCAACTTATGACCGCAGGGACATTGAAATGTTTCTGCTTTCATTTCTTTATCTCCTTATCAACCAGGCTTTCTTCCTCTCTTTCTTTTATATCGATATCGAGAAGTTTGTATAAATTATTGACAATATTTTTGTATACGTCTATACATGCTTCTCTAAATTCAATACTTCTGTTTAATTTTTTTATCTGTTCCTTTAACTCATATATCTCTATGTCTTTGTGTGTCAACTCTGCTTTATATTCCAACTCATCGATTGTTTCCATTTATATATCCTTTTGTTCTTCCTCCATAATTTGCTCTAACTTTTGCTCTAATTTGCTATGATAATCATAGCAATTCTTCTACATAGCACCACGACTGCGGCGGACGGGTTATCTCGAATCTTTTTGCCCATGCCGCATAATGGCAATGAGTATTAGGATAGAGAGCGTATAACCATTGTTCCTCTGTCATGAAGCCCTCTTTCCTAAACTCTCCCAACTCTTTCGGCTTGTAGTAGATTTTCAATTTGGAGATGTGCCAGCCGAAAAGCGGCTTATTCGCTCCGTACTTTTTCTGTTCGACGAGTGAAAGCTGTGCATATTTGGAAAACACGTCTGCATTTTCGCCACGCTCGTCAACGATTATGTCATCGCACACGAACTCACCGATTACTTTGCCATCATATCTCGTTTCGCAAAGTCCTATTTTAGCCATGTAATACACTGTATCTTTTCCTTCCGTGCAATAGATATAGCACTTAAACGGCGTTTCAATCTTTGGGCGCGTTTTCCGTACCTCTATCGTCTTTTTCCCGCTTGCGATCATCTCGCACCATTTCGGCTGAATGGATATCAATACTGCTTTCATCTCTCCTCTCCTTTCAGTTCTGCAAGCCGCGCTTCGGATACAACTTCAAATCTGCCGGAAGAGCAATATACAAATTGCCCACATTCATCAAGAAGAATAATCGTTCCGTCTTGCTCGATTGCAAAGCCCTCCATGTCGCAATACATGAGATGTTTTGCCCAATCTTCATTCCCAGTTTCCGTACAAAAACGATAGCTGATATGCGTTTAACATTTGTTCTTGTGCAGCCTTATAAAATTCCTTCTTGATCTCAAATCCATACGCGCTCCTGTTTGTTTCCGCACACGCCCGCAACGTCGTTCCACTACCTGCTACAGGGTCTATCACGATATCACCTTCATCTGTAAATATCTCTATTAGCCGTTTTAATAACGGGATCGGCTTTTGCGTAGGATGGATCTTCGGCACGCTTGTATCCCTCTGCCATGGAAACCAGTTAAATATCATCTTTCCTTCGTTATGAAACTTAGGCAATTTTTCACGGTATAATACCAAACCATATTCTGTTGCTCCTATGATCTTCATATTCGCTTTTAATACCTGTGCAGAATAGTCTTTTATGAACGTTAGAGGAATATAGTGCATAAATCCATACTGTTTCCCATATTCGATTACGCTTTGCAACTGTTCAAACGCACAGAAGACTATCATCGCCGGAGACTTCCCTTTTTCTTTCGGTTCCTTTATCAGCATCTTTGAACAAAAGTGCATAAACTCTGCAATCCGAAAATCTTTATCGGTATCGAAAAACGCCTTGCCCGCTTTTTCGCTCTCTCCATTCTTATTATCCCCGCCAACATACCACATTGGATTTGAGGCATAAGCATTGTTATCCAGATTGTACGGTATATCGGCTATCACTAACTGTGCTTTGGGGATACCGTATACTTTGTAATTCTGGAAATGATCGTTATATAACTCGATTTTCTGTTGTTTCATATTCTCCTCAAAACGGAATATCCCCGTCATCGTCGAACGCTTCCATCGCCGCTTTCTTTTTCGGCTCGTCATTCGCCTTCTGTGACAAGAACTCTACTTCCTCGACAACCACTTCGGTAGCCGTCTTCTTCGCCCCGTCATTGCCCTCGTACTGCCTCATTTCGATATGTCCCGATACTGCGACTTTTTTCCCTTTCGAACAGTACTGCGCTATGGTATCCGCCAACCCTCTCCATGCCTTGCAGTTGAAGAAGTCGGTTTCCTGTTCCCCGTCCTTCGCATATCTCCGTTTCACCGCGATGCAGAAATTACACACAGATATCCCGCTTTGCGTTTCCTTCAATTCGGGGTCTTTTGTTAAGTTGCCGATTAAAAATACCTTGTTCATGTTTTCTCCTCCTAAAACGGGATACTCCCTACCCGTTCCAATCTATGACTCTTGCCTTTCAGTTCAAACTTCCGCGTGGACATCTGGGCGATGCGCTCTACCGTGTTCCGCATGATGCCCCGTTCTGT